CAGGCAACACCATTACGATGGATGGTGCTTGGTGGGTTGGAACACTTAACTGCACCCGTTCCAATGCTTGGAATTACGTAGGCAATGGTGCACCCGTCATATACGGAGACTTTACTATCCCCTCTGTTACTACCGTAACGGGAGTAGGAAATTTATTTTTCCAAGGACAAGGATTTACTCAAACCCTAAAAACCAATGGAGTCTCCCTGACTATGGGAGTTGTTCAACAATCCGTTGGTGGTACGCTGCTCCTTAATGGCGCAGTAACTTGCGCCTCCACAGCCACGGTAACGCTGAACAACGGCACGCTGAATCTTAACAACTACACGTTGACCACGGGATTATTTAACTCAAGCAACGCAAACGTCCGAACCATAACTACTGGGGCTGGTTCTTTTACAATAACCGGCAACGCTGCGACTATATGGGGTACAGGAAACGCCACAAACCTTACCTATACCTCTGGTGTGCCCGTTGTTAATGCCGCTTATTCAGGTGCTACAGGAACTCGTGTATTTAGCACGTCAGGTTTAATAGACAGAATAAATTTAAATGTTACTGCTGGTACAGACATTATTGCTCCAATATCTACGTTCTTTGTCAACAACTACGATTTCACAGGGTTTAGCGGTACGCTGACCAACATCTCCACTCAGGTTTACGGTAGTTTGACTTTATCTACAGGGATGACTGTTAGCTCAGGAGTTAATGCTTTTACGTTTAAGTCCACGTCAGGGCCGAACAGTATTAAAACCAATGGCAAGACAATGGACTTTCCCGTCACGTTCGATGGGGTAGGAGGAACATGGTCTTGTCAAGATGCTCTGACCATAACGGGCGCACTTACCATGATTAACGGTACGTTGCAGCTTGCATCAGGTGTAACAAGCACGGTAAGTTCGTTTGTAACCAGTGGCACAAATCAAAAGTACCTGCAAAGCACAACATCTGGGTGGCAAGCAACATTGAGCGATGCTTCTGGCACTAACACAGTTACATACCTAACCATCAGAGATATTGTTGCAACTGGTGGAGCAACTTGGACTGCTACTGCGGCAACCAATTCAAATGCTGGTAACAACTACGGATGGACTTTCAGTTCAACTCCCATTTCTTATGGCCCCATTACAATGGGTTTGCGTTCGTTCACTCAATTTAGGGGATAAAAATGTCCATGAATCTGAAAGCTGTAACAACCTGCATGGGTTATCAGCAAATCACCAGCTTGTCTAGCGCAACCAACTTGACAGTTCCTCCAACAACATTGAATGGCTTGAATGCCAAACCAGTGTTTGCACTGATTGTTGTTGAGGGCCAAGCTGTGCGTTGGCGTGATGACAAAGTCGCTCCTACGGCTTCCGTTGGTATGCCAATTGCCGCTGGTTCAACCTTGCAATATGACGGTGACCTGACCAACATTCAGTTTATTCAACAAGGCGCTGGTGCGATTTTGAACATTAGCTACTATATGTAAGGTTTAATTATGACCTTCAATATTTCAATGTTAGCTGGTGCTGGCTGGCAATTTTTTGACAATAGTGGCGTCATATTGTCGGGCGGTCTGTTGTATACCTATGCTGCTGGAACTACTACGCCACAAACCGCTTACACCTCAAGTTCTGGAAGCACGGCGCATACCAATCCCATTGTTTTGGACTCGGCTGGTCGCGTTTCTTCTGCTGGTGAAATTTGGTTAACTGATGCCGTTGCATACAAATTTGTTTTAAAAACATCTACTGGTACTACTATTGGCACTTATGACAATGTGACTGGTAATGCAAGCGGAATTGCAAACGCGATTTATTCCACTTTTGCTGCATCTTCTGGTTCATCATTAATTGGCTACCAACCCGCAGGCACGGGAGCTGTGGCTACTACGGTGCAGACTAAGCTGCGTGAGAGTGTGAGTGTGTTTGACTTCATGACGCCAGAACAAATTGCCGACGTAAAAGCCGGAACGCCGACACTGAACGTATCTCTGGCTATTAACACCGCGCTTGCGTCAGCTAACGTGCTGGGAGCTACGCTCAAAATTCCATACGGAAATTATGGCGTTAATTCAACCATTTTTCAATACGCCAATCAGCAAGTAGTTTGCGATAACTCTACATTTACCGCTTTGACTAATGGCATGTCAATGTGGACTATCGGTGGGGGCACGTCATTTGCAAAAGGTCGTTTTCAAGGCGCTACATTAAATGGAAATAACAAAGCAGCAATTGGCATTACTCAGGGTGGAGCCTCCCCCATCACAAATATTTGCGTCGGTTTTGTGATGGAATCTGTTGCTGTGCAAAGTTGCACAACTGCAAACATTCAGACATTAAACAATTACTGGAACAACACATACATCAATGTTTTTTCATCATTATCTCCTTATGGATTTATCCATTACGGCGGCGATAACGCTGGAGAAAACATTAGTTTTTACAATTGCGCGTTTTATTCTTGCACTAATGGCTTTTTAGCACGAAACCCTGGGGCTGGAGGCCAGTCTATTTTTATGTATGGTGTTTCATTTGATTACAACACTTCATGGTCCATCCAAAATGGAACAAGTGTCATCGATGGATGCGTTATGTCATTGCATGGGTGTCATGTAGAGGCAGCACAAAATTACATTCTCAACTATGGAAATATGACATCAAGCGGATGTTTCCACACCAATGGCTCTAATTCTGGGACACTTGGTTTTTGTGCTATTAACTACGGTACGTGGAATTTGTTTGGAGGTCGTTGGGCAAACAGCGGATCAGGAAAAGCAATCACAAACTATGGTAATCTTACCTATGTTTCGGTGCTTGGGCTTGATAGCTCCACGCAAATAGTAAATCAAACAGGCTCTAATACATCTCCTGTTTATCAACTTGGAAATTCAGTTGGTCAATATACATTCATGACCAATTATTGGAATTGCAATCAATTAAATTTAGCTGGCAGACAAATTACTTACGCTTCTAGCGTTCCAACTACAGGTACATGGGTGCAAGGCGATCAAGTAACAAATTATGCACCAACTGAATTAGGTTCATCAGGTTCAAAATATATTATTAAAGGGTGGTCTTGTGTATCTAGTGGCACGCCGGGAACATGGGTGCAAGAGCGTACTTTGACTGGAAATTAACATGAACCTCCTCCTTCAACTCTTAAAATCTCGCACCGTCCTGTTTGCTTTGGGATTGGCTATTTTGTCCGTATTGCAAGGTTATGTAGCCTTGCTACCAATTACACCTATCCAGCAGATGTACGTTGGTTGCGCTATTGCTGTAGCTATTACTTTGCTTCGAATTATCACAACGCAACCTATTGCAGAAAAATAAGGCATAATGCCAAAAAACGTACCGATGCGTTCATCGGGGAATCTTAGGATTCAATGAAATGACTGATGAAGTCGAAAACCTAGCGGTTACACCCGTGCCAGAACAGGAAGCAACGGCTGCTCCTGAAACTGTAGTAGAAACGCCGGAAATTGCAGAAGCGCCAAAGACTTTTACCCAAGAGGAATTGGATGCAGCAATTGGTAAGCGCCTCGCAAGAGAGCAACGAAAGTGGGAACGAGATCAAGCGCAACGTGCTGCGGAAACGCAAATCGTAAAGGCTCCAGCAACTCAGTCTGCTGATCAATTTGAAAGCCCTGAAGCCTATGCGGAAGCATTGGCATATCAGAAAGCAGAAGAATTGATTGCTAGGCGGGAAGCTGTAAAGCACCAGTCGCAAGTTCTCGAAAGCTATCAAGAACGTGAAGAAGCAGCACGGGATAAATATGATGACTTTGAACAAGTCGCATATAACCCCAAACTGAAAATTACGGACGTGATGGCTGAAACGATCCAGTCCTCGGACATTGGGCCTGATTTAGCTTACTATCTCGGTTCAAATCCAAAAGACGCAGATCGTATTTCTCGTTTGTCGCCTTTTATGCAGGCAAAGGAAATTGGGAAGATCGAGGCTAAATTAGCTGCTGAACCTCCCATAAAAAGAACAACGTCTGCGCCAGCGCCGATTTCACCTGTTACTGCACGAACCTCTAATTCGCCGTCACATGACACTACTGATCCACGGTCTATCAAGACTATGACGACCAGCCAGTGGATTGAGGCAGAACGTGCAAGGCAGATGAAAAAGTACGAAGCACAGCGTATCCGCTAATTTTTAACTCTTAAAGGTATATTATGAGTAATTCGATTCTAACGATTGACATGATCACGCGCAAAGCGCTCGAGATCTTGGAAAACAACCTGGTGCTTACCCGTAACGTAAATCGCCAGTACGATGACAGCTTCGCCGTGCAAGGTGCCAAGATCGGCTCCACACTGCGTATCCGTCTGCCCGACCGTGCTTTGGTAACTGACGGTGCCGCCCTGCAAGTTCAGGACGACAACGAACAGTTCACCACTTTGTCCGTTGCCAGCCAGAAGCACATTGGTGTTAACTTCACCTCTGCTGAACTGACCATGCAATTGGACGACTTCGCAGAGCGTGTGTTGAAGCCTCGTATCAGTCAGTTGGCTTCCAGCATTGATGCTGACGTTGCCAATGCGTTCAAGACCATCGGTAACAGCGTTGGCACCCCTGGCACGACTCCTTCTACTTCTTTGGTGCTGTTGCAAGCCCAGCAGAAGCTGAACGAGAATGCCGCTGTGATGTCGCCTCGTTACGCTACCGTCAACCCAGCCGCTAACGCTGGATTGGTTGAAGGCATGAAAGGTTTGTTCAACCCCACCGACACTATCAGCAAGCAGTTCAAGAACGGCATGATGGGTACTGGCGTATTGGGTTTTGAAGAAATCAATATGTCTCAGTCAATCAAGCAGTTCACCACTGGTTCGCGTAGCGCCACCGCTTCCACGACTACCGGCGCTGCTGTGACCTCTGAAGGCGCTACTACCTTGACCTTGGCTCAAGGTTCGGTGACTACGACCATCAAGGCTGGTGATGTGTTTACTATTGCTGATTGCTACTCTGTGAATCCGCAAACCCGTGAAACCACTGGTTCTTTGTTCCAGTTCGTAGCTTTGGCTGATGCTACCGCTGTGTCTGGTACTTGGACTGTGACCGTGGCTTCCATGTATTCCTCTGCTCACGCATTGGCTACGATGGATACGCTGCCTCAAAACAGCAAAGCTGTGACCTTCTTGGGTTCTGCCTCTACGGCCTATCCTCAGAACTTGGTCTACCACAAGGACGCTATCACGTTTGCTACGGCTGACTTGTTGCTGCCCCAAGGTGTTGATATGGCTGCCCGTGCAGTTCACAACGGTATCAGCCTGCGTGTTGTTCGTCAGTACGACATCAACAACGACCGTATGCCTTGCCGTATCGACGTTCTGTATGGTTACAACACGATCCGTCCACAGATGGCTTGCCGCATCTGGGGATAAATTGAATGGGGCTTCGGCCCCTTTCTTCGTAACATCTTTTAAAGGAAATTATCATGGCTCTCCCTAATGGCTCAGGCGGTTATCAAATCGGTGACGGCAATCTCAATGAGATGCAAATTGAAACCCAAGCTACCCCAGCTACGGCAACTGTCTCGGCAACGCTGACAACTGCTCAATTGCTGAACGGTATCATCTTGGGTACTCCCACGACCACCGCAGCGGCTTACACGCTGCCTTTGGCTACTGACCTTGACGCAGCATTGTCTAGCGCCAAGAACAACAGCAGCTTTGACTTTGTTGTGGTTAACACCAATGGTTCTGGTAGCGGCGTGATCACGATCACGACTAACACCGGCTG